AGTTGCCAAGGATTAATAGTTGTGCCAAAAACTGAACCAACGGTCCAATTAATGGAGGCAATTTTAATAGGTCTGGAAAAGAAATTATTCAAATCAGCATCATTAGTATCTACAGTGCGGTGAACATCATCGAGTTGGTTATCGATAGAATATGTCCACTGCTGATTTTGATCTGAAAAACCTACAGTTTGTTGTTGAGTCTCGTTGGACTCTGAATTAATTTTTATGTTCATTTTTGAAGTAGTCTATTTATTTAAACCAGTCAACTCTCTGACTAAAGAGTGCTGGGTGTGTACTTACAGTGGTTGACGAAGCCACCCCTAAATAGGGGTATCATACGAGGATGATGTCTATTTACATTAAAGCCTATAAAATTACGTATAGTATACAAAAACATATAATTATGGTATCCAGAAATGTAAAGAAAGATTTAATTTATGTGCAGGATTCGGCCGCACAGTGGGATTGTTCAGAACTTTCCATGTTCATATCATCGAAGCCATAACGTTGATTCCACGATTTAACGCGATCATCGAATGAAACATCGAGCATTTTACAGAGATTAGCAATCTCTGATTGTTGGGCTACACTCTGCATCTGGGATTGGCGAAGGTTATAGGTCTCACGACCATGAAAAAACCATTCACGGATCGCACCATCAATACAGGTAGCGGCGAGTTCTTGTTTGGTCAAAGATTTTGAGCGCAAATTCGAATGCAAACTTTTGAAGATCGATTCTTCGTCAAGAGCTCCCACATGACGTTCCAATTCAGGAATAAACACGTTTTTCCTTTTCAAGAAATCCGCATCTTCATCCTTCATATAGGGCGTAGGTGTAGAAGTTTTGTCTGGCATGGTGAATTTCATATCACGATCGGAAAAGAATTTTGCAACAGAGATGTGATTAAACTGGTCGAAACCACGTTTCACAGAACTCTTAGCATCATCTCCATAAGTTCCTAAAGCACACACGGAACGAAAGGTGTGTCCTTTTATCATGCTAAAGAAAGCACAGCGGAATAAAATGGAGTTTCCAATACTGTTGATGTAAACAGTCAAATTTTGGCCGGATGGGTTTGAACCAACAAATTGTAATAGGTCACCATTAAAAGCAATAGTAGGATAACAAATGTCAGTAGCAATACCACGCATGATCTCAAGATCTTCATCAGAATATCCGCACGCAGCGGCCAATGTGATCAAAACCTTGAAAGATGCCATCGTAATTTGAGCAGGCATACGCAAGTCATACTTGCTATAATCTCCTGCCAAAATACGGTCTTTGCCATATTTTGCAATGTGAGCTTGAAATTCTTCCCAGTCTGGGCCCATACAATTAAGGCCCACAGCACACTCAGAGAGATCTGGGAATAAAGACAAGAATCTCGCAATAGGAAGAAAATATTTCCTAACTGCAAGTTGCAAAACCATGGGTGCTGCTTGGAAGACACGCACCTTATCCTTATCAACTGGTGTAGGCTCATCTTTTAAACAAGCTTTGAAGATAGGATGGTAACGTTCTCCCTTTTTCCACGCTGATACAGCAACAGCGAATTCATCCCAAAATAGGGAATCAAGTTCTGCTGGAGACGCAAACCCTTCATAGTCTTTTGGGTCCAGAAGCGTCAAATAGTTTGACTTGGGACCAGACAAGGGATGTCCAACAGAGGTGTTAGGCGGCATTTTGTCAATAAACTTACGTCCATCAATACCACAGATTGTTTGCATTTTGGTCAACGGTGTGATCTCTGCCTTAAGAGAAGGGCGATCAGTCAACAATTGATGCAGGGGTTTCAAGTAATCATTCACGGCTTGATCCATCAAAGATGGTTCAATACCACGAGAGGGTTGACTTGAGTACTTTAGGGATTCCAACCAAGGATTGCCTTTTCCGAACTTGGGTTTGCCCCATTTCTGAGCTACACCGCACACAGCAGTTACAGCAGAAGAAATGAGGGAAGGAACGACTTTAGAATAGTACGTTGCTCGTCCACTACAGGTTCCATACACCTCCATGTTAGGAGTTGTCTCACCAATTTCCAGTTTATTTACTGGGCTCTTGTAATGCACGGATTGTTCATCAAGGATACGCTTTCCGAATAACGTTTCAGGAATTGTGCCAGTACTATGCGCAAGTAATACACTAGGTCGTTCACTCAGAACTTCCAAAGCATACTCAATGTCAGACTGGGCAATGCACGGAGCAAAGCCACTCTTTCCACTGATACCAG